ATGTCCATGACCTCCGGGTTCATCCGGGCGTAGACGCTTTCGCGCCACTGGGCCAGATCGTCCCGCACTCCTTGCAGGGCTTCGGTAGGGCCTTCCCACCCGAGCCGTCCTGTGGTCTGCCGGGTCAGGTACTCAGCTGCACCGACCAGCGGTTCGGCCACGACCTTCGAGGCACCTGTCTTGAGCAGGCCAGAGATAGCACCCTGCTCCTCACCCGGTGGAGACAAGTCACGAATAGGAACCGCTCGACGCGGGGATGCAGTAGGAGCAGCGTCTTGTATATCCAGCGCACGGCGACGAGTCTGCCCGATTAGCTCGTCCGGGGCAGTTTGTGCTATCGGGTCATAGTCTGGCGTTGGCCCGAACAGTTCCTCGTAACGCTCCTTGAAAGTTGCCATTATTCATCACTTTCGGCATTGGACAGTCCATAGCTCTCTAGCAGCTGTGGTAGCTGGTTGTTTTCGTAGGCTACCATCACTTCTTCGATGATCTCACCCTGCAACATATCGTAATTCAGGTATAGCGCTTCCATGACACGTGTGAGGTATCGTTGGGTCTGTGGATCAATGCCTTCAAGCAGTCCGGACTCTGCTACGTAGTCACGGAGAGCAGCAGAGTTACGGTCCATGTCAGTGCGTTTGCGACCGCCCCCTCGTCCAGCGTTATAAGCGCCGACAAGATCAGCCTCGGAGCGATTGAGCGCTGCTCGGCCCATACGGTCACGATAGATGTTCTCGCTCTCAGCCTGCGGCTTCTCCATCTCGTAGTATTTACGGAGGTCTTGCTCAAACTCACGCCAGTCTTTCGTCCACGTACGGAACGCATCCGGATTGGTCATGTTCTCCATCATCACGGCCAGTCGCTCACCAGTGATTAGCATGGGAGCGCCGGTAGATTCGCCGGTCTGCTCGCTGGCACCCATCGCTACGAGAGCGGGCTGCCCCTGCTTGTCCTTGGTTATGCCAAATCTGACATCAACTCCGTTCGGGAAGTACTGGTACGCAGCCTTGAGCGCCATCGCTGCCCGAGCCGGATCACCAGCTGCGAGCATCTGTAGAGCCTGTGTGCCGTAGTTGAGGAACCCTTTCTGCTGCATCGAGGTGACAGCATCGTGGGCTTCAGGGAGAGACATACCCTGCATCAGCATACTCTCGACACTGGCGGCACGGTAGGCTACCCACTCCTCGGTGTTCATCGTCGGCATCTCACCCGGATCGGTGATCGGGGCGTCGGCCAGCTGGTTCGGGCCACCCGTTACTTCGGGGGCTTGGGGTGCAGCGGGCGGCTGGACAGCAGCTCTTGGCGTTGCCGCCTGTGGCTGGGCAGCTACCGATGGTTCTTGCTGTGTTGGACGTGCAACGTCAGAGCTACGGATAGCTTGTGCTTGTGCTTCATCACGTCCAAAGCCAACCATATCCAAAGCAGCATCGCCGACATAGTTACCGACGCCGATAGCACGAGCGCCTAAATCCTTTAGGAAGATTTCAAAATCAGAATCGTCCTTATCCACCATCAAGGCTTCTGGCATGGTGTACTCTCGGCGCATCTGTTCAGTATCAGTAAAACCCCCTCGGACCGCACCTTGCGCCCCAGCTAAAGCGCCGCCTACACCAGCACCAGCACGCGCTAGCCGAGCCGCCTTACCCGCCACACGCTTACCAGTATTAAGTGCTTTACGTGTACGGCTCGGATTCTGTCGAGCGTTCATACGGTCACGGGTCTTCTGATCGAGTTCGCGGTCTAGCTGAGATTCTGCTGAGCCGGGGTTGGGACGGCGAGTTCGATCCATTGCGTCGAGCTGTTCTTCGACGGACCCACCGTTAGCCATCTTCCTGACTGGCCCGCCATCAGCGGCGGCCATCAGCGACATGTCATCGGTGTTACCCTGCATACCCATCGAGGAGCCTTGTGCTCCTTGGGTCATATCTTCGATGGCCGCTTCGTTGGACTGCACCGGGGAGGTAGGGGCATCCATAGACCCGCCGCCGAAGCCAGTGTTGTCTTTGAAGTTCTGCCACAGCTTGCGGGGCTTGAAGAAATCACCGAGCTTGAACCCGTAGGGGTCTTGGTCCGCCTCGAACTGGGTGAAGTCACGGGGTGCCAGCCCCTTCAGCTCACGGACCTTGTTGATGTCCATTTGCTTGCCTTCAATCGCCATCGCTTGCATCTTGCCTTCTTGGTCAAGCATCCGGTCAATCTTCTTGTTGCGGAGCGACTGCTGCCGGTGGGTTATACCACCTTGCAAACCTTCAACGAATCCGCCCAGTGCTGAATTACCCGCCATTAGATCGCTCCTCTGCGCTGTTGTGACGCAGGTGTGTGGTACTTCTCGAGCAGCTTATCGAAGAACTCCTCGCCCTTCGCCCGTACAACGTCTGCCGGGATGACATACTCGTCTTGTGACAGCATGGCCGGGACACGGTCATCCACGCCCGAACCATCGCCCGGCCCATCAACCGGCCCATCAGCCGTGTACGGCGCTGCCGGACCACCGACAGGGTTCTCTACCTCGCCACCGTCTGCCATGAACATACCAGCTATACCGCCGATACCTTGTAGCATACCGGCTGTCTGCTGCTGTTGAGCGTTCCATGACTGCATCTGATTACCAAAGCCCTGTGACAGAATGTTGGCGTTCTGGTTATAACCTTGCAACGCCTGTCCAGAGAAGCCAAGGCTGGACTGTACAGCGTTTGCGCCGGAGGCTGTGGTGTTGAGTGCATTACCTTGTGCGGCAGAGCCAGCATTCACGGCCTGACCATAGAAGCCAGCGGCGTTGGACAGTGCGCCACGGCCAAGGTTGATGACGTCAGACTGCAAGGCCCGGCCAGTGTCCTCGACACGGCGGTCGGCCTGCGTAGCGGCACCAGCCATTGCTGCGGCCTGTGCGGTGCGTACACCGACATCCAGTGCAGCGTTGCGGGTCTGCGACGGATCGACACCATAGGACTCAAGCCTCGACAAGGCATTACGGCGCTGTGCATCAAACTGTGTGTTGACGTCGGCAAGGGCGCGGGCGCGTTCCTGTGCGCGGCGCTCCGGCGTGTCGTAGTTCTTCGCTTCCTCTGCCCACTGATCCTCGAATGGGCGGAACATTTCTTCGTAGCGCTGGCGGTCAGCCGATGCAGTTTCAAACTGTTCCTGCATGGCCGGGAGCTGTACGTCCAACACCTGTTGGAGTAGCTCTCGGTTCATGGTGTCTTGTTCTCTAGACCATTCAAGCTGCTCTCTAGCAGTTTGCTGTTGCATCTCCGCAATTTCTTTCGACGCTTCAGCGCTGGGTCCAAGATCAGGTGGCGGTGGGGGCGAACTGCAACACATGTCTCAATCCTCTAACTTCTTTGAGAAGTACTCTGCGACCATCCGGTAGCCGCGCTTCTCCAAAAACGGGCGGATGTCCGGGCCGCCCACTGGTGACTTACTGGTCATGCCTACGTATTTGCAATTCAGCTGGCGCAGGCCGTGTTCCGCAAAATTCAATAGCCTCGGGGCCAAACCCAACCCTCTCGCTTCTGGCTTGATGTAGAGACAATCCTCACGGGCTGTGTACACACGTTGGGTATGAAGGTCCCGAAAGACATAGTACTGGATATAACCAACTAATTCCATGTTTTTCCGTACCGTGAATACAACGTACCCGCCATTCTCCTCAAGACTGAACAATCTTACGTAGTCAGGGTCGTAGGGATCGTCGAGGTAGGCTTCCTCGGTTTCGGCGTAGTGTGCTTTGTGAAGGGGGGCGATCTCGTCAAGGATTTCTGACATTTTCTCGATGCCAATGGAAATGTCGTCCTCTATGTATGGCTGAATGCCGCGATACTTCATTTGATAAACCTTTGTAGGTCGTGCCAGAACAGCTTGAAGAACGTCGTTACAGCAGTAAGGACAAGTAGAATAGCCCCAACGGTCCCTCGATACCGCTCCAAATCCTTTTCCATAGCGTCGAGTTTGTCCTCAATACGCTGCATACGACCATGCCTCTCTGAGACGATGGCGTCGATATGGTCAACTTCGGCCTCGATCCTCGCAACTCTTTCGTGGAGTTCGACGTCTTGTTCATAGGTCATTGCCCTCTTGTCATAGGTCATTGCCCAGCCTGCCGTTCTAGGTACTCAAGGAATTTGCCAGAGAAAGCATCAACCTTTTCTTCGATACGTGCCTGACCTGCCTCAAGGGTTTCAAGTTTAGTCGAGTTTGCAACAACAGTTGGGTGGCTACCGGGGTCATCCGCCAGCTCACCCATCCGTCTCTCAACTTCCGTGTTGATCCAATACGTGCCGACTGTACCGAACACCGCAAGCAGTGCAATATATTCACCTACTTTTCTGGCGACCGATTTAGCTGACTCTGGGATCACTTGTATTTCTCCAAATCTGTTAATGCTTCTTGTGCGAACTGACGTTGTTCAGCTTCGTACTCTGCCTGCTCCCTAGCAATCCTCGCGGCGCGAGCTGCATCCCTTTTTCGCTGCTGCTCAAGCTCATCCAGCCTAGTAGCCAGATCGCTGTGCTCAGCGCCAGATACTACCTCGTGCGCTTCAATCCGCTCCGCTGCATATACCGCAACTTCGTCGTCCTGCGGGATAGCCGCGAGGCGTTGTTCCAGCTCGTTTACACGGGCCAGCAGCATGTCGTAGTTATCGTTTTTCGGTGCTTCGTATACCGCAACTTCCTTGCGATTACCAAACTCAAAGCTGACGCCAACCTTTACAATGTTTTCATCGCCAGCGCGAGCGATACCGGCTTTCATTGCGACACCGTCTTCATTCATGTAGGCATAACCAAAACCAACACCGGACCTACCATCTACTCTTGTACCTGTAGCAGTAAGGCGATGTCCACGATCTTGTGGTAGGTCAATGTCAAGTGCTGCGGATGCAGCCATGTAGTCAGTGAAGCGACCAAAGCGGTAGCTATACGACTCATCAATCAGCTTTGTGACTCGTGTATAGTCCACGACGCCCGGCTCACCTTGTGGACCCGGAGGACCAGCAGGGCCGGGAGGACCAGCAGGGCCGGGAGGACCAGCAGGACCCGGAGTACCCGGAGGACCAGCAGGACCCGGAGGACCAGCAGGACCCGGAGGACCAGCAGGACCGGGTTCACCACAGCCTACTTCGACAAAAACTGGATGGTCGCATTCGCCGTCGTTGTTGCCACCTGCAAATGTAGCGGTGCTGAGAATAAGTGTTGCGATTGTGAGTACAATCTTCATATCAGCTCATCCAGATCGTCAAACAAGTCTTCATCAGCAGCGTGGTCCTTGATGGGAGACTTAACTACGATGGTGGCTTCGGCGACTTCCTCGTCTACCTCATCGGGTAGCGGGGTGAAATCTTCTTCCTCGTCAACCGCAACCGGCTCGACACCGGCCATCACTAGGTCTTGTGCCGTAACCTCACCGCCACCGACGATCTTCGCCTCGAAATCCTTGACGAGTTTTGCGAGCTTCTCGTCGATCTTCTCGAGTGACATAGTGTGTACAGAGTTGACGAGCGTGCCAGCCTGCTTCACAACCTCTGCTAGTTCAGGCAGGTGCCGTTCCTTAATGACGACTGACACACATGTCAGGAGTTGGTTAATCGCTTGATGTGTTTTCATTTCTCTTTTCCTTAACGTCTACATCACGTAGACCGGGCGCTTGAATCTTCGCCGCGTTTTTGTGGCGGATGCCATAGATAGCGAGGAAGATGGTTACTGTGAGGCCGACTGCCCAGTACGGCATCTTAGCCAAATACTCGAAGCCGATCAGAATGTGGTCCTGCACTCTAGGAATGAACGCGCCGACATACGGCAGCAGCACGACACCAAGGACAATCTCATCCTTCAGTGACTCGCGCTGCATATTGACGTAGGTCTGTTCCCATGTCTGCACGTGCTGTTGCTGTGCAATGGCGGCCTGAACCTTCGCGTTGGCGAGGTCAATCTTGCCTTTGAGTTGGGCCATCTTCAGCTCTTGCTTGAGCTTCTGGCGGTCCTTCAAGTACTCACCTGCAATCTCGCCCAATCCGAAAAGTGATTTCAACCAGTTCATGTGTCGTCGCCTGCTAGGTAGTCTGCCAACCGGAGCAACCATTTAGACCCACGGTTGTTCCATCCATGTGCGTATTTTGCCTGAGAATGGTCCCCAGATACAATCTTTCCGTACAGCTGGAACCGATACGCCGCTACTCGCTGGTAGATTGCTAACAGGTTTGTGGAGGTGACTGCATCAAGGGTTTTAGGACCGAGGACGCCGTCCTGCTTGGCTCCCACGGCTCTTTGTACCCATTTTGAGGCTGCACGTACCCCATGATTGACGCCACAATCCACCACCATTGGGGTAAGGAGCGGTGGAAGCATATCGAAACGTGGGGCTTTTACATACTCGAGTTTATAGAAATCCCGCGCCTCCTGCTCGGTGATGGCCTTGATGTCGTCCTCGTTGACGCTCGTCCAGTCACCACGGTAGTCCTGCCATGCCTTGAGGGTGATGCCCCACTTAGTGGGACCGCCCCGGTCAACTGGGTCGTTGGTGTACGTATCCCAGCCTTCCGCCTTCAGGATGTCTGTGATGATGTCGTCAATCGTCGTCATCGTTGGTGCCACCGGGTTTCAGGTCAGCGGGGTCAATGTCGCCCTCTGCCTGTACGATAGTCAGTTCACCCTTTGCAACAGCAAGAAGAACTTGATGGAGGATAAGTACACCGCCAGCATGTTTCAGGGGTACTGCTACCTCGCTTGCCGGGTCAGTAATGACCAGCCCAGAGTTGATAGCTGCTTTTAGCTGTTCGTTTGAGATGTTCATTTATACAGTTCCTTTATGAGTTATTGAATAACCTTGAATAACCTGTCTATATTACTGGGGTAGTCGTGGCACCGTCAACCAGTTCCAATGAACGCTACGATGGTCTGCCCTGTGGCTGCTTCTGCGGCTCGCGTGTAAAGAACCTGAGCGCTTACATTGGTCACTCTAACTGGCGTGGCTTCATATTGATGCAGCACGTGGCCGCCGACGTTGGTAACTCTAACTGGCGTGGCTTCATTTTGATGCAGCACGTGGCCGCCGACGTTGGTAACTCGTACCGGGCTGGTACCTGCTGGCAGTACTGCCGTGTCGCCGTTGGTGCCGATGCCGATAGCATCCAAGTACGTCGTAAACGTATGAACGCCTCGTCCAACGCCGCACCAGCCAGCCGTGGTGATCCGACTGGCGCTGGTGTCGGTTCGTACCATATCCCAATCGGTAGGCTCCTCTTGGCCGTCAGCCCAGATTTTCCCCGACAGTGTGACGGTTGCTCCGGTGCCGTTGATGCGAAACCGCATCAGCAGCCATTCGTTCGGTGGCATGTAGGTGTAGGTGTCGCCAAAAAAATCGGCCCATGCTGATACCCCTTTAAGATCGACGTCCGGGCCGTTCGCTCCTATTAGAGTAAGCGTTCCTGCATCGGCTCGGTAAATCCGCAGCGTGCCGTTGCTAGAAATGAGTAAAACGTAACCAGTCTCGGTGGTTCCTGCTCCGCTGGCCCTGCCAATAAGATACACGAGGTTGTCGTCGTCGCCGTTTACTCGCACTCGCGCCACGATCTCGCAGTTGGCACGGTTGCCGTCTGAGTCAACGCTATCCATGCTTTGCAGCTGGTAGCCGCTGTCGCCCGTACTGAATCGCAGGACGCGATCATCTTGCTCGTCGATCGCCGGATTTTCGACGCTGATGCTGGTTTCGGTCGCCCATCGGTTAGTGAACGTCGTACTGTTAGCACCCGTTGTCTGGCCACTAAATGTTTCTGTGTAATTGGCCATTTTTAAGTACCTATCTCAAGCCCTACTTCCATCGCGTTGACGTCGGCCTCGGTCCAGTTGCCACCACCATCCGGGTCATTTTCGTAGATATGGCTTTTGTAGCCGTAGGTGGTTGTTAGTCCTTTTTGTCCGCTGTCTACCTCTGTTACGTTGTTTCTACAAATAAGGTTTATTTGGCGGTTGCCCGCATCCTCTTTACGAGCATACGCCCGCACTTGGACCGCGTGGATGGTATCTACGTTGCCGGTTATATTGCTACACGCATAGAGTTCCTTATGGGTAGCTGTGCTGCTATGGTTGTAGGTTGTATCGTCATCTGGGGCAGAGCCATCATCCACGTTTAAGTAATTGCTTACCGCCGGGGATGCGGTGAAGTTGTTGGTGGTGCCGTTCGCGTTCGGCGTCAGCATCTCGATGACGCAGTCGCCTTGCTGATCTGTCATATCCGTGCCGCTATCGTCACCGATATATAGGTCATCAATCGCTATCGGAAGGGATGCGCTTACTGCGGCGATGTGTACATATTGAAGGCTCGCTACTGTATTTAGCGTGTCCACATTGGTAAGGTCTATCTCCTTGGTACCGTTTAGCCAAAACTCTACAGTGCCAGTGGTGTTATTCTGAAACACCTTTAAGACTATGTGATTCCAAGTGCCGAAGTTGACGCTGTTAGTGGTGGTGCCTAAAAGTGTGCCGGATCGACGCACCTGCATGGTTCCGCCAACTGCTAAATAAACTCTTATCTCCTCCCCGCCGTCAGTGTTGCGGGTAAAAATAAGAACACTGTCGCTGGAAGGAGGGCTAGTGGCTTTTACTCCAAGCCCAATGTACCAAGTGGCAGTGGTTGGTGCTGTGAGATGGTGGTAATAATCATCGTCAAAGGAATTTATGGTTAGTGCTCGACCTGTAATTCGGCCAGTTTCAAAAGCCATAGTCCCAACCGTAGTGACGAAGTCATCAGCCTTCATATCAGCTGTATCACCGTAATCTTCAAATCCATTCATTCCTAATAGTGCCATTGGTGTTTCCTCTCCAAAATTTAACGCAGTCCTTTCAGGAATATAGCTATATCCTCAAGGGTTGCATCCGCAGTAGCAGGTGCAAGTACTGTAAGAGTATCCCCCGCTGCAAAGTTTTCATCAGCCGCCGCATCAAACGCCCAAGTTCCTGATGCGCTGATGTTAAAGGTTACGGTGGCGAATTGCGTACCGTTACGTCTAACACTAAACGCTACGTTCCCGGTGCTTGCCACCCGAGCCTCACCAGTACTACCCGTTCCGGGGTCCGGAAGCGTCCAAGCACGGACAGACTCCATACGGAAAACCTCTTGGCTGTTTGTTGGTTTACCGCTATAGAAAAACCCTATGTCATAAATACTTTCTTCAAGCTGGATCGTTCCGCCAGCGTTGTCGTAAGTCAGGATGTAGTTGTCCTGACCAGCACCGACAGTCTGGTCACCGTCGAATACAAAATTGCCCAAGGTCACATTGCCGGTGCCGTTTGGCGTAAGCGTAATGCCACCGTTGACCGTTGAGGTATTGATGATGTTAGCTTGCACATCGAGGTTGCCGCCAAGTTGGGGCGTCAGGTCCTCAACCACATTGCTAATGCCGCCACCTCCGCCCGTCGCCGCTTCAAGCTGGATGGTACCTAACGCATCGTCATACGTCAGGACATAGTTGTCTTGGCCAGCACCTACTGTCTGGTCTGCATCGAACGTGAAGTTGCCTACCGAAATGTTGCCCGTGCCCTTGGCTGCAAGGATAAGGCCAACATCTGTGTCGTCACCAGCTGCTCCCACCGTGGGAGCGTTGGTTGTGGTAGCGTTGGTGAGGTTGATATGGTTGACCGCTGAGGCAGTCTCGGTAAACGTCAGGAGTTCTAGGGTTCCATCGCCGAGAGCAAACCCATTCACATCGAGCTGGCCACCAAGCTGAGGCGTCAGGTCCTCAACCACATTGCTAATGCCGCCACCTCCGCCAGCGCCAATGTCATTGTAGGTCGAACCGTCGTTCGTGAACTCCCATTTATCAGTGGTTTCATTCCAGCGAATCGCCACGGTCCCGGCCACGCCACCACGGTACACTTCTAACGTAACATTTTCAGAGGGCGGATCGGTTGCGTCTGAGTTGAACTGGATGAACGTGCCGTCAACCTTCAGATCACCCGCTGTATGAATGTCGTTGTCTACGTACAGTTCGGTGCTGAGGCCCGTGATGTTCCAGTGCGTCGTGTCAACGAACGTCGTGGCAAACTGGTTGGCTACCGCGCCATACTTGAACTGGGCGGCATCGGACATATCGAAGTTGCCCCAGCTAACTTGCTGCCCGTTGCTGAAGATAACCTCGTCCCACCCAGTGATGTCCAGATTCTCTGTGGTAAGCCCGCACGTCCAGATCAAGTCGTTGCCGGACGCATTGCCATAGTACATGAACGTGTTCAGATTGACCGAGTCGCTGTTCAGGTAGAACCGTCCACTTATAGTGCCTGACTTGCCAAGGTAGATGATGAAGTTATGATAGTCGGTGGTGTAGTCCGACTCGAAGAAACTGATGCCACCGCCCCACGGCTGCATCGCTAACGCTGTTTGCGCACCATTGTTGACCGCTTGGATTTCATTCCTGCCGAAGCGCAGGTTCAAGTTATCGGTTGGGCCAATCTGTAAAGGATGCTCTGTCGAAGTTAGCGATGCGGCGTGGTTTAGGTTGTCCTCGAGAACCATTTGGCCACGTTCACCGATGTAGAAGATCGTCCCAGCGGCGGAGGGTTTGTCGCAGCCAAAGTGCAGCTGGTTAAAGGGCGAGTTATCTACCCCCTCGTAGTCAATATAGAACCCTGCATTTGAGCCGGAGTCACTACCATCGAGGTCTTCTACAAAACGCATGAACTTGGCGTCTTCATTTATACCTGAGTAGGCGAGAGTAAGATGTGTCCCAGCAGGATAAACGTCATAGTCCCAGATCGTGACACCCATCCGGAAGTCAGCGGGGCCATCAACATTCATTGACTTGTCAAACTGTGCGGCCTCCCAGACACGCAGCACTGAATAAAGGTCTGTAGGGCCTGTGACCTCTAGCGTCGATCCTAACTGTGTAGCGCCACCAACATTCAACGTCTGATCCAAGACCGTCGTCCCGTTAACAACGGCATTACCAGTGATTGTTGTGGATACCCCATCAATTATTGTGTCGTAGGCTGGATCACCAACGATAAACCCATCAGGTTCAATAGTGACAGGGTCGCCTTGTACTGTAGGAAACTCAGAGGTCTGCAATGTGTAGGCTGGCCCAATGTATCGAGCGACACCCACAGTAAGTCGCAGCTCATCTATCCATCCATCGAATTGAGCACGGAAGCCCGAGGTTGTATCTGTTAGCCCTATGTAGGGGAACGCGGGGTACGAGTCATAGACAGAGCCAGAAACCGAGTGCGTCCCAATGCGCGTGCCATCTACATACAGATGTATGTTGTTGCCCTCACGAACTGCTGCCACGGCATACCATCTATCTATGGCAAAGGGGAATGCTGTCCGGCATACATTATCAACCGTTAGTCCGTCAGTGGAATACGAGAACTCCAATGCGTTGCTGTCATCCAGCCTAAAATACCAGCATCTCTCCTGCGAGGCATTCCAGAAGTGGGAGATAATCGTGAAGCCGCCATCTGGCGAAGAACTAGGTAACGACGCCAGACGGACCCACGCCTCGATGGTGAAATCCTTATCGAGAAGCTCCATTCCGACGTAATCATTTATCCGAACATAATCAGAGTATGCTGGTGCGCCAGTATTATCTAGCAGTATCGAGGAACCACCGAACTTAGACTGTGCAGTGTCTATCTGCGCACCGTTAGTAGGTACCAGTGTATGCGCGTTGTCGTCGTCCGAACTAAAGTTAGCAGTCGAGCCATCAGTTCCGTTGAGCTTCGTATACAGACCTACGTTGCTCCAATAAGGGTCCTCAGTCGGATCGAATCCGGGGTCCCCTGAATTGAAAGTCAAAAGCTCAACAGAAGCTCCGGCGCTGTTCTGCCAGTCGATACTAGCATCGGTGTCAAGCCTGACATCCAAACCAATGATGTTAATATCAGGTTCAACAGGCGTGTATGTAGGGCCGTCTCCGGGTGGTGGATGGTCGCCCGGAACGGTGTAGCTTGACTTAGTATCTAGTCCGTACTGATAGCCGTCTTTTGAAAGCCGGATTTCATCCATCCGACGATTTGAACCTGTACCGTACCCAACCATCCCTAGGAAGGGTGTTGTCCCAGTGGACGGTCGAACAGTAACAGCTTCTTCAGGGTCGTATGAAGGCCACCCACCAATACCCCCTACTTGGGCGAGGTCTATAGAACCTATAACACTACCATTCCAACCAATCCAGAGGGTGTTGCCAATTCGCTCCGCCACAGCGTGATAGAAAGCATCATACGGATCACCAACAATAGGGAATCGCCCTTGAAAATCGTTCGTGACTCCGGTGCCAATCTGAGTAACGGCGAGACGAAACTCTAGGTAAAAGACGTCGGAGGTCTTGTAATAGGTAAAGGCCCAAACTATACCTACGCCACCGCCGGAATCGTTATATTCCAGAAAGTCATAGCCGCCAACATCATTCGCAATGTTCGACGATGAAGGCCAGTAAATTTTTGTCTCAAGAGTAAAATCACCCGAACCAAGATCATGTGCAGCAACAAGTCCAGCAGGTTGTCCTCCATCAGCAACGAGGCACCGCCACAAACCACCACTGCCTTCGTTCGCGTAGTTGTCTTGTACTGTAGCAGGTGCAATGGCGGTAAGGTTCGCACTGAGAGCCTGCTCTATATGAGAAGTCGCACCATTTGACTCAGTAAAGTTCGCCTGAAGATAAACCTCTGGCGATGAAGGAACGATGGCACCAGCTGTTATATTCAGGTCAGTATTGTCGTGGCAGAAGTCTACATAATTATCCCCGCCGTCAAATCGTATGCACGCATCGAACGTGGCGAGTCCACCAACATTGAGTACTGAGTTAAGGTTTGTAGTACCTGTAACACTAAGCCCGCCGATGTTAGTGAGCGTAGCGTCATTAAGTGTGTAGCCAGCACCGTCGATGTTACTCAGCCACGGAGTCTGGAAGGAACTCCCACCTGTCCCACCTGTGCCACCTGTGCCACCTGTGCCTACAGTACCGTCGCTGTTAATAAGGCCGAGTTCTACCAACTCCTCAAAACGCACAAACGACTTCATGTAGTTATTGTCGCGGCGTTCATGGGTAATTATCGACGCACGTATCTGCTCCACCGAATTTTGTAGAGAAGCAAGGGATAATTCGGCAGGGGGGATATTAGGGTAGAATCTATTCGGTTTAGTTGTAAGCGCCATTAGATTCCAGCCAGCTGTTTCGGAGTCTCCGCGATCTGTAACGAGTACACCGTAGTATTGCCAATCATTTCAATCTGCCACAGATCACTCTTAAATCCTGTAGGCAAACGAAAGATGTCTTCACTCGATATGGTACGGTCAAACACAGTCTTCCTTTCGCCATTCTGGTAGTCTACATGAACCAAAAATCTGACCGTATTCTCTGTAGCACTCAGTTGAGCTATAGGGTATACCAAGCTACCACCTAGGGGTTGGCGTATCTCAGCGTCGGACCATCCAGCTACAAGTCCGGTGTTCCAAGCCGGAGAACCGCCTAACACTTGTCCGTTAATAGTATTCAGGCGTGCCAAACTACCCGGCTGGGATGCGATAGCTGTCATCAGTGCGGTGTTGTATGGGAGATACTTAGCACGTATTTCATACCCAAATGTTACATCACCTGTTATGAACTGTAATCGAGCCGCACCGAAGTTAACTGGTTTCGGGGTTTGGTACATCTTGCTTTGCCAGCGCCACGGCATACGTTGGGCAGTGCGCTCACTATCCCACTCCCAAATGCGGTCTTTGGAAAGAAGAAATACGTTACCAGTATATCGGTCAGTCTCAATACCTTCGATCTCATTGAAGCCGGTCAATGGTACAAAGCGAGCAGTAGGTTCTTTTGGGTCAAGTACAAACCCAGTACTAGGACCGTTGAAAGCGATGTACTGCACGCCTAGTTGTGAGGCGTACAACTGGTCAGGGAGCCAGTCTGCCCATTCTTCTTTTGTAAACAGGTCTTCCGTAATAACTCGAACGCCACTGCTGTTAGCAAGGACAAGCCCATTGATCGACGGATAAAGTACGCCAGCTGTCGTACTAACTAGACCTCTACGAGATAGGCACGGTTCAACAGCATCGACCTTCTGGGTCGTAAATGACGCTGGACTAACACCTTGACCAAAGTACGGTTGGGATTCAGTACCAATCACCAATGTACCACCAACAACACCAAGACCTACAATATCGAACTCGGTAGATAGTTCATATTCGGCGGGCCATGCGTGCGGGCGATAAGGCTCACTAAACAGTAGTCGCCGACCAGCCCAACCTACAAGGTAGCCGTTCGGCATAACGACGAAGCCTTCCATTTCGGGTATCGGAGGTGCCCATGTCGTTGATTCTAGTAGGGGGTTAGACGCTACTGTATCGTTTGATTCATTATCTGTATAAGATGTAGTACCGTAGTTAACCTCACCGACATAAAAGAAGCTAGTCGAAGCATTACCCGGAACGGTGCGATAGATTTTAACTACTGCCTGACCTTGGTCGCCTTGAAATGCACGGCTCGTCGCACCGCTAATTGTGGAAGCCATGTTAGAAATCTGCCACGGGATACCCCCATCACCTGTTACAAGGGTAGGTGGTGACGGCTGACTCTCCTCACCGAACTCTGATACGAAAGTATAGACGTAAGCTCGCGTCTCATCGCTTTCACCATCGCCGGGTGGGGGAGTTACAGTAGGGCCAGTAGCAGGACCCGGCACACCAAGTAAGTACGGGCCATTAACCTGACCCGCCTTAATGTTGGCGGAGGAGTTCATCTGGGGTAGAGTCCCAACACCTGTCCAGAAATACCTATCCCATACATCGTTCACAAGTGGGGATCGAATAACGTCAACATCACGTGTGTCAAATATAAGGTATGAGTCAGTGGGGGTATCCGGAATCCTAAACGCTCGACGGACAGGCGATACTGCTCCGGCAGAGAAATCTGCCTCCTCTACCAGTATACGGTATCCCCGTAATTCACCTTGGAGCAGTTTCGTATTAGATAGTTCTGACGCTGCCATTGGGGGTAGCAGGCGTTGAGATACTCTAGGAATGGCTCCTTGGAATCCTTCAAGTTTTATGCCTGCCATACGCCACCTCCGTTAATCTAGCTGGATGGCCGTCATAGTTTTTGCTGCAACGTACAGCGAGGTGCTTCTCCAATCAACTGCACCGTTAATATTGGCTGTGGCGGCTGTAATAACAAACGTAGCACTCTGAGGGACGTTTCCGTCCGGCCAGTTAATACTCTGCGAATTTGTGGTGGCAAGTTGTGTACCTTGCCCTACTGATGCGCCATCACCTACACGAACTGCACCCAACGTAGCCGTACCCGTTCCGGCGTCTCTTGTAATACCGTAAACGCTTACTAGGTATTTCTTACCTACAGTTAATCCTGTAATTGAAGAAGTACCAGTGAAACTCGGTATTGCGCCTCCTGCTAACTGAGAACTAGCTGCGAAGGTTGCCGGGGTAAGGTACCTGTCAGTGTCGGTACCTGCGTCTACCTCTGCCTGAGTCGCTTTCTCCGCTAGACCGGCACGGGTATCAGTAGCGGTACGTGCAGCGAGCGTAGCTGGCGTAACTGCTTTGTCGGTAACAGTAGGCGTATCTAGCGTAACCTCTGCCGACGTCGCTAGTTGAAGCGTTCCATTAACTGTTTCTGAAGCAGCTGTATCAACAAATTTCTTAGGGGTGACAAAACGAAGATCATCAAGTCCTGCGTCCATTTCTGCTTGAGTTGCGATCTCTGCAATACCAAGAGAAGTTTCAGTGGCCTGAACCACTGACGGATCAGTAGAGACAACAATTTCTGCACCGCCAGCTGTGGCCCTGCTAACACCATCTGTCGGAACTAAAATCTCATTCGTCGATGTACCAGTTAAGCCACGCAAGGGTACTCCAACGATCTCGCCAGCTGTCACTTTAGTGCCAGTACCAGACAACACAGCATCAATGATGTCATTGTTGTTCATGTCTAGGTTACCGGCCATCGTGCCGCCTAGAGTCTGTAGAAGCGCATCTAATACCGTCTTGACCAGACGCAGCTCTACACGAGTCTCTGTCGCATTGAACGCTTGTGCTGTCGTACCATCAATGCCCCGCCCGCCAGCATCAACCGTAAAAGTGCCAGCACCATCATTGGCGCTGCACCTGACAATCTCGATGTCTCCCGCCGGGTCTTCAAGGGTAATATAGATGACGTCTCCACCTGTAGGCTGTGGGAACGTACTCGAATCAGCTACTTGAATAACACCCGAACCAGCAGTAATGCTAACAGACAGGGTAGAACTACAGTTGTTTGCAAAAAGAATCGCCATGTCTTACTTCCTCCACCCAACGGGGTACGACCATGCTTGGGCGTCATTATAGCCTTGCTTAGCCTGTGCATTATAGTACCCAATCCGTCGCCTGAAATTATGCCGCATCTGTCCGGCTACCATCGGGGCGGAGTAGGGTTTGTTCGGGTGCGCGTACATACGGGCAAGGAAGCCCTCACGCAGCGCATCATAGTATTTGGTGCTGATCTGACGCGGGAACGTAACTGCGTCGATCTTAGGTGTCAGCGCCACATGAACTTCAAGTGCGCCGGGTTTTGCTACTTCCAGCTGGGGATACAGTTTGAACTCGTCGGGGTTCGACGTCATGTAGAACCCAACTGGTAAGTTGGTGGCAGTGGTATCCACGCGGTCAGGCTTAGCTGCATAACTAGCCAGTCCGTTACCTTCAAAACTTACATGTAGAATGGCAATGACATCTGAATTGGCGTCAAGGTCATTTGAGTCCTGAAGCCAGATCGCCGTGTCACCGCTAGGGGCGTCAATCGTCAGGACAGACCGCCATGCAAAAGACCTCTCGAAAAACTCCCGAAAGGTCAGTCTGAGTTCCCTCTCCGCGACAGCCCGAACCACACCGGGTAGTTCTGGGATCGTGTCTTGAAGCAGGGTGTCCAGTGATTCTGTGTACTCGGTAGCCATTACAGTCCTATTGCTCCATTACGGAACTGTTGTAGGAGAAGTGCAGCTCTGCCGTCCACAGTGTACTCGTCATCGGTGACTTCTGCCAGCGCGACAACGTATTCCACCATCCTGTTGTAGAACCACATTTCCCACGGCCACGTATCAGTCCAAGCAACCTGTCCGGCACCGGGAGCCGACTCAACAATCTCGGGGACTTCGAGGGAGTTGGCGTTATATGCCGTGTACGTGAGGTCTGGCCTGATCTTCGACAGATCGTGAAGACCACGGTTCAGCATGTTAAGGAGGGTTGAATCAAGATACCGTTGTTGGTCGGTATCCGTGTCCTGAAGAAGCTCACGAGCTTCGTATACGAGTGTCTGGTATGTCTTAGCCATCGGACCCTCCGGTTAAGGGGAGGACCCCAGCCCACCATAATGATGAGACTGGGGTCCAGATCAGCGTCCGATTAAGACTTACGGATAAAGCCGACGCCGAGGGCTTCGCCCTTCACGACCTTACGGCCATAGACCTGCAAGCCACGGAGCAAGTTGGAGAACGAACGCTCAGAGCGAATCGTTTCCATCTTCGTGAACTGTGCAGCGAACGTCAGTCCGGAAGTCGTACCGAACAGAACCGGGAACGCACCAGTCGTCTCGGTGTCGAGCAACAGGTTGCTGACATACAGCGTGAACCTGTCGATCATTCCGAGGCGGCCATTACGCAGGATCGAAGTGCCGTCACCAGCAAGCGAGGCGTCCTTCAGGTCAGACGCCTTGACCAGCGCGGCAAACCATGCCGGGATGACCATGAAGCGGCCCGACTCGGGGACGTTCTGCTCGTCGAGCACCTGACCACAACGCAGGATGTAGTCAATCGGCGAAGCGTTCGTACCGCCATTGTCCACCAGAACCGCGTTGGTCTGAAGCGTATTGAAGCCAAGGTCGATGTCACCCGAGATGGCACCAGCGGTGGCACCCTTGTTCTCAGCGACGATGTCATCGAAACCGTTGCCGGTTGCGGCGACGTTGGTCAGGAAGTCGAGAACATCGGTATCAATCGCAATCTTCATCTGTTCTGCGGCGTCTTCTGCCCAGATGCTCAGCATGTCGATGTCGCTCTGAAGCTCCATCACATCGTCAAGGGCTACGTTGAAGTACTTACCTTGGTCGATGAGCAGCTGAAGTTTTGCGCTCGACGGACGAGTAACCACGAGGTCCATGTCGGCACTGTAGTCAGCAATCGCAACATCGGGACGGGTACGGATGTTTACCGTATCGCCCTGATTCTTGATCTCGCCTTCGTAGTCCGTGTTAGCGATAGCGCCAAGAACGGTGGCCTCATAGAATTTCTCAATGAGTTTGCCGGACCATACTTCAGGGATGAAGTTGCCAGCATACGCCGTTGTAGGGGCTGCGCCTGACCACGGTGTAGTAGTTGGATATGCCATTTTTAATCACTCCTTAGAGTCGGTTTCAACGAACCCTGCCCTCTGCTTGAGCTGCGAAGATGTCTCTTTCTAACTTCGTCATCTCTTTCGGAATCGGTTTGCCCTTTTTTACAAACTCATTCCGGTCAGCATAGAACTGGGCTATGTCTGCGCGGGTCCATACCCGCTTACCGCTTTCGTTCGGAGCGCTTGCTGTCCCGGTTTGAGGCGTTCCGGGGGCCGTCAATTCGTCCAACTTGACCTGTGGTTCCGGGGTTGGTTCCGGAGCAGGTTCCGCTGGTGTAGCAGCAGCGTTTTCGCTTTGAAAGCTCGTGAAGTACGCAATGACTTTATCGGCATCGGCGTTCTTCATCGCTTCTGTCAAAAAGTATGCTCTCGGTCTTCCGGTCAGTCCTTCCTGTTCATCGAGCCAGTTGAGGAAATTTTCGTCCTCGTTCTGGGCCTCCCAGTCCGGTACAGCTGCCGTAAGGCGGTCGAATACCTGTTGACGTTTGGATTCTGCCATAGACTTCTGGCTAGTTGCAACTTTTTCATCCACCTGTTTCACACGCCCTTCAAGCGGTTTCAGGTGAGATTCGATTTCCGGCAGTGTAGCGTTAAGCGATACACGCTGGATCAGGTCGATGAGGTCGTCACCAAATTGCTCACGTTCCTCATCGGAAATAATGGGTTTCTTGGGCTGTTCAGGTTCCGCTGGCTTATCTTTCAACGTCTGCATAGAAGCGACCATACCTTCGAGGTTCAGCATACGCTGACGCATCTCTTGGTTGTCGCCCTGACTCTGTTGCAGCTGTTTCTGAAGGCGCGGGACTTCCGCGTTGTACTTGCCCTGAAGCACTTTGAACTTGTGCTCCCAGTCGGTCGGCTCGGCTTTGGCCGGTTCTTTGGCCGGTTCCTTGGCCGGTTCCGCCTCGATCTTAGGTGGTTCCGCCTCGTTTTTAGGTGGTTCTTTGGCCGGTTCGTTGGCCGGTTCTTCAACCTTCAGCTTGCCGTCGTCGCCATACACTTCTTCGACGATTTTGTTGGCTTGCTCTACTTGCTCTCGTACTGCTTTCGGTAGCGCACTCATGGCGTATTACCTCTCCTGTTTGAATTTTTCAGTGATCTCGGGGGCCGTCACGAACGCTTCAGATATTCCGTCAACGACGAAAGCCTTCCCCTGCGTTCTATACAGGGGAGTGCCTTCGGCGGTGAGGAGTTCCTCATCGAACTTTGCGCGGTGTCCTTCGAGCCATTTCAACACTTGTTTGAAGTCCGGGTTTATCCGGAGATTAGTTAATGACTGCGCTGTTTGTTTGTCTAGTTTCAGTTTCACTCAAAGAAGCCAATAGGCAGCTTCGCATCCGGATCGAATCCATAATGGATCGCTCTGGCACGGGCATCGTCGGTATCTTGGCTGGCCTTCTGCTTGGCGGCTACTGCCTTGCCATCCTTCGATCCGTCCCTCTGACGTCGTGCGCTGGGAGCTGCCTTGTTAATTTCGACGTCATATACCCCGTCCAACGAGGACAGGTTGAGCGATTTAATGACCTTCGCCATTACGATGCCTTCGCCGGGAAGTCCGAACCGTGCCGAATCTTACCCTTCGTCTGGCCGAGGAACTTGCCGCTGGGAGTGCCGCCATGACTACCCACGACATTCGTCGCATATTCTTTCGTGCGCGAGACAGCAACCATCTTGCCACTCGGCGAACCACCGTGGGAACCATGCACGTTCGTGCGGTATCCGGGTTCTACGGAAGCAGTCAGGCTGCCCCAATGTTTGCCTTTCATCCTAATTCTCCATAGCTATGTGAGAGAGTTCACGCTGATCGTACTAGATTCTTGAATTCAGAACAAGTGTCTGGGGCCGGTCATGTGATTAAAGCCTTCTTCCTGAACTCGCTTATGAACGCCTGTGCGACACCTTCATCGACATAGGCGTCCTCCATCATGTGTACGAAACCAGTGACATAGTCCACCATCGCAGGGTAGAACCTGATGTCAGGCTGGAAGTCAGACTCCCAATTCACCTGTCCAGCCTCAGTGATGAAGTTGTCAGTAATCTCAGGTACCCCAGTGGGGTATATCCCATAGAAGGAATACCAAGCATCCGGCCTGATCCTGTTGAGGTCGTTGAGGCCACGGTTCAGGATTGAGATGAGCATGGCGTCAGAATATCGGTAATTTGATGCGACTCTGTCCTTCAGGCGTGCTCGGGTTTCGGCGATCAAGGTTTCGTATGTGAACAGCGCAACGCCAGCGTCGGCACCAGCCCTACCTACATAATAGGACGGCCCGTAGTAGCTGACCGCGTAGTAGCCTGTGCCGTACATTACGCGCCATCCGTCGAGGTCACAGTTCGCCCGGTTTCATCAGCATTCGCCACAATTCTGTCCTTACCACCATCAGCCGACTTGATCCGGTTCTCGGTTCCAGTCACAGCTATGGAGCCAGCAGCTTCGGCTCGTATCAGGCGTATAGCTTCGGCGAACGTCTCTGTACCTTCCATCACCTGTGCGAAAACTTGGCTGACAATCGCATCTTTGTCAGCTTGCGTAATCGGTACATCAATCAGGCCCGCCGAGTTGTTGGCGAGGATACGTACCTGATTAGTGTTCGCAACGTCGATGATGTTGTTGTTCGTTCCCTTGAGGGATACGGCGTACTGGGCATCCTCGAACGTCACAGAATACGGTGGGATGATCTCGAGTGACTCAGCGTAGGTTATACCGGAAATGGTATACGACAGGTTGTGCCGCTGAGTGTCCGGCCACGGCATACCTGCCTCCGACGCCTCAAGCAGCTTCAGCTCGTCAAAGAACGCAGTCGTGTCAAGCTCTCGCACCTCCGGCGAAGCCTGAATGAGAGCCATATCAGCCCTTGGGACTGTGATGACTCCTGTGATCCAATCGACTGAAACTGCCATTATTCATCACTTACCAGCGTAACTGTCTGGGTCAAACCATTGGTACCAATAGTAGCGTTAATCGGGCTGGCTTTATAGACCGGAGAGACAGAACCTTTCCGAACATAGCCTCTCACAGCCTGCGGGGTGCTGCCACCGTAACTGACACTGGTTTCGCCAAGAGAGTCCGTGAGGGCGTAGGAAATCAAGTCATCGCCACCTGTAGAGGTCGTACCGGGCCGGATAGCGAGAGTGAAACTCGTACCATCCTCGCCCGCGTCACCAGTCGTACCGAACGATCCCGGTGTTTCTGTACCAGCTGTTGCAACCAGCTTGGATATAGTATTCAGGTTACGTCCACTACCACCCTCAAGGGTAGCATCAGTCGTGTATCCAGAAATACCTGCCCAGCTCACCGTGCCGGGACCGCCTGACCAGCCACTCATAATGACGACCCACGCATTGTTTGTCGTAGTTGTAATGGCGCTGGGGGCGTAACTCAGGTCATCTACGCTGTCTGTCTTGTGGTTGGCCTGCACGTATGAAACATCCAGCGGGGTACTTGTGTTCTCGTCGCGGTAGACAACCAACTGCCCAGCCGTATGAGTGCCTGCACCGAAATCATGGGTGAAGGAATAGCCACTGCCGGTTGTGGCTCCACGTACCTTGTATCCTATCCAGAAACGCTGGTTAGACGTACCTGTGGCTTGGTCAATCTGTGTGAAGTCGGCAGGGGCGGTCCAGTTTGAGGTAGTCGCATCGTTCTTGACGATCACGAGGATCAGGTCATCCTCCTGCGTACCAGCAGGTTCAGACAAGGTGACACCTGTTGCAGACGCACCCGCATCTACACTGGTAGCACCGACATTAGAAATACTCGCGGTACCTCCCGGCCCAGTCTCCAAGAAGACTTTGGCGTGCTGAATCGGATCACCAGCCGTATCAACCGCCTTGATCGTAACCGTCACCGTCTGATTGACCGTGGTCGTCGAGCCAGCCGCGTTCCTGACACTGGGCTGGTTGCCCGCACCGTTGACGTTGATCGTGACCGCACCGCCGGAGCTGTTATAGATGGCAGCGTCGTTTGCTCCCGAGCTGGGAGTACTGTTCGTACCGGGCGTACCGCCGTAGCCGGTGAAGGTGATGTCCTGAAGATTGTATGTACCAACTGTGTCAATCTCAATGGCGTGTCCCACACCTGACTGCACAAACTCCGTGTTGTTCAGGTCCGTAGACGTACCAAAAGTCGGGTCTTGCAGTGTAGCAACCTGCGTTACTTGGTTGGTGCGGATGACGCAGTTCTCGATGTCTGCGCTGGCCTGTGTCAGAAGCACACACTCAATATCTGCGCCATCTACGGCACATACAGAAGTAAAAGTGACATCGCGGAAATTACGCATCTGAGCGCCGACTGCCAGCGACCCAGACGTCCCATTCACAGTAAAGTCTGGTCGAGTGTCGTCGGCATCAGCGCCGTTAAGAGAGCCTTCACCGATCATCAGGGAGTCAATCGTAACAGTTGTACTGGCGCTACCGAGGTCAACATCTACGCCGACAAGCCCTCGGCTATGGTAGCCATCGGGGAACGTGACAATAGACGTAGTATCAGTAAAACCTGTTGCAACAGCCGTACCGCCAGTATTTCGGCCAATCTCAAGCAGGCCATTCACTTTAACGGCGTTGCCGCTACCAGTTACAACTCCCCAACGATTCGTCTTGGTATCCTGATCGGTCGAAACAAAACTCGTGAAATCACCGTCAGTGTCAACACCGTCCCCGCCGGTCAGAACAAGCCCCGTTCCGATGTCGATTGCGTCGAGGGCCAAGTTCTCAGCCTTAGCAGTACCGTTTACGAAGGCACACTGAACACCGAACCAGTCAACAGCGGTCAAAGACGGACTTCCCGTAGTACCTTCCCGCCACTGAGCTATGTTGGGGTCAAGGCCAAAGATCAGGTAGCCGCCTTGCGCTGGATATGCACTAAAGCGGGTGTTGTTCGCACCGGAGCCTGCGACGTTGTAATAGTAGTAGGTGCTGTTTGAATCACCAAGCGCAACACGCACACCTTCAGTCGTGTTCAGATCGAAGGAGTCAGATACATACGTCTTGACAAACCACAGCCGGTTGGCTGCGGCAGTCATATCAACAGGGCTACCAGTGGCGGGGTCAAACTGAAGACCACCCAACGACGTTGAGTTGATTTTCTTATTTACTGCACCCGTGGTAGTACCAGATGTTACCTGATACGCAAGAGGGAACTCTGACGCTGGTGCAGGACCAGTCGATCCCCAGTTACTTGTATTAGTAGCTGCGTCGGAGTCGTTTACTCTCGTACCGTTAAATGAAACGGAAACAGTAGCCATTCCGTCTCCTCATGCTTATGAGTCAGGCGTACGAATCGTTGAGATGCTAAATGCTCCAAACTCCGCCGTCGTCTTAAATGTCTTGATTGGGGTTACTCCGCCGCGCCGTACCGTCACCGCCACATCGTTCGGAGTGGTGTAGGTAGCCGTGTAAGAGTGTGAAGTCGCCGTTGCCAGCTGGTCGATAAATGCTCTGAACACGTTGAACGGTGTCGTACAGGTGTTCGTAGCCGTACCGACTAGAGTGAACGTACCAGTCGTGTTTGTCCACGAGCTGTATTCAAGTAGGTCGTAGTTACCGTCCGAATCACGCTCGACGCGGATGTAACCCGCTGCCGGGGTGTTGGCAGGGATGTTAGCTGCACCGACAACCACCGAGGTACTGACGCCGCCCGTGATCGTGGTCGTAGCCACCATCTCGTTGAAGTCAGGCTCGGCATCGCCGTTAACGTCTGTCGCAGCACCATCCCACGGGTAGACCGTAACGTAGTCGCCAACCGAGAGGTTCGTGACCGAGCCGGAGCGGTTGTCCGGCGGGGCGATGGTAGCTTCGAGCAGGTTGGTGAACGAGTCACCAGCGATGGCGTCAGAGACGGCAATCGCAATACCGAAGTTCATCGGGTTGTAGTTCGAGCCGGTGTAGGAGCCGACGAACTGGCTGTTAACCGTGCGGGTGCTGACTGCACCGTTGACGTCCAGCGTGTCACCGTCTGTAGCGCCGAATAGGGTCTGACCATTGGCCGGGATCGTACCCGTGAGCAGCTGACCGTAGACGTTACCCGTAGCGCCAGCGTCATTCTTGGCAACGAGGAGCAGCTGACCAGAGGCCGTGTTGTTCACAACCGTACCAGAGGTGGCCGTCCACTCCGACGCGCCGCGCAGGGTGGTCAGGGACTCAGTGTTATTGAAGTTGCCGGTGGGGTCAGCCACGACAATTGTGCCGGAGCCAGCTGTGTCGTCAACAAAGATGACCCGACCGCGAGAGCCGGAGGTACCACCCTCGACAACCTCGCCAACAGCAACAATCGTACCGGAACCGCCCGTGTAGGGAATCTCTGTACCCCACTGAAGGATGTCATCCTCGGCGATCGCGCCGACCTCACCATTGT